TCGTCTTTACAAATCTTTGATACCTTGAAAGTGGTATCTCGCTCAATGATGTTGGTAATAATAAATCTACTTTCATAACCCTATAACCTTTTTATTTTTGTTTTGTATACCCTAAAGAATAGAATACTCTCCAAAGTTTTTATTTAAGCCTATTGTTTCCATCTCGTGATACCTGACCGCATCCAAAGCGTGATTAAATTTGTCAATAGGTTTATTTAATTGCTTGCCTGTTTTATCCTTATCCCAGCAATAGCTCCGCAGCTCTTTGATTAGGTTAGTGCTTTGGGAAGTAACTAAATAATCTTGCCTTTGCATTACATCAATTCCGTAATTAACTGAATCCTTGCCTTTCGTTACTCCTTTAATCGTGATTCCGTAGCGTTGAATATCTGCGATTGATTTAGGTTCGGCAGAATCTGCGTAAACTGGAACGTCTTTTGGTAGGATTTTAGAAATATCTGAATTTAGTAATCCTGTTTGATATGTCATCTCGTCAAGGATTCTTTGCTCGTTGTATTTGTAAACTGCAATTATTGCTGTCGGATCCGCTGAGTACCCAAAATCAAGCCCGATACCTATCAATCTCGCCTCCTCAGGAATTTTGTCAATCGTCTTGTAGTTCGTGAATACCGCACCTTGTAATTGCCCGACCTTGCCCTCTCCGTAAACCGTCCACCAATTGCGCCAGTATGCGCTTGTTTTCGCTTTTAAGCGATTCTTTTCTATTTGTTGGACAATACCCTTATCGAGCGCCTGATTGTCCTTGTATGTCAATATTATGAAATCGGCATCGGATTCGTCTTTTAGTTCTCTATGAACCCAAAACTCATTAGCTGGGTTAAAGTCAAGGTAAATGCTTCGCTTTGTTCGTATTGAGAGTTCATTGTAAGCCTCAAAGGTTACATTGTTGCACTCGTTAATATATAAAATATCTCTCCTTGCTCCTCTGAGTTTACTTGCATCGTCTGCGCTAAAAAATTCTATAAAGCTGCCGTTTGCAAATTCGTACTTTAAATGGCTCTTGTTAAAACGTTCTTCTTGGAATCTATTTGTCCATTTCATTATCTTAAGAAAGTCTCTTAACGCTCCTCTCCTTAGATGAGGTATTGATTCAGCAACAATGCTTATTTCTAATCCGCTTTTTTTTGTTGCCTTATCTATAAGTACAGGCAGAATACCAAACGTTTTGCCAGCGGATGTACCGCCTTGTATTATTTTGATTCGCTTTTTAAGAGCGAGTATTTTATTTATCGCTGTCGTCCTCTGTAACATCAGGGAATAAAGGTTGCTCTATATTTGTTTGCTCGATTTGTTGCAATGGCGCACCGTATGCGCTATCCATTAATTTTTGATAAGCTTGGGTGTCTCCTTCCCTTGCTTTTTTAATTAGAGCTAAAGTCATTAAATCCTCTTGGCTCATGTCTTCCAATTCGCTTGTTAAAGGATTCTTTAAATTCTGTTCAACGGATAGCCATCTCTTTGCTATTGTGCTTCGGTTTTTACTTCCTACAGGTCTGCCCTTTGGGTTTCCGCTTTGACCTTTTTTGAATGGTATTAGATTCTTGTTAGCCATTGTTCGTGTTTTTGTATGGTTTACCGTTTATCTTTACTTCTAACGCACTATCAAGCTTCATCATACGGTCTACAATCACTTGACAATACTTTGGGTCTAATTCCATTCCGTAGCATTTGCGTTTAAGTTGGTGCGCTGCTACCATTGTTGAACCTGAGCCTAAAAAAGTATCTATTATTATATCCCCAACTTTTGATGAATTTTCCATTGGCTTGGTGCATAAATGTATTGGCTTCATCGTAGGATGTTCATCCGACCTTGATGGTCTATCCATATCCCAAACAGTTGTCTGCTTTCTATTACCATACCATTTATGAGAAGCTCCATTTAACCATCCATAAATACACGGCTCATGCTTCCAATGATAGTCCGACCTTCCAAAAGTAGAATTGTTTTTGTTCCAGACTATATATGACTTAAAAAGAAATCCTGCGTTTAAAAACTGTTGTATAAAATTGTGTGTTTCAGATGAAGCGTGCCAGACATATATTGCTCCTCCTTTTTTAACTGCAGTAGATAAAGTTGTGTAAGCATCATAAAGAAACTGAGGAAAGTCATCTAATTTGTCGTTAGCTATCTTATCTCTTTTTTTGCTGCCTCCCTCGTAGTTAATATTGTAAGGGGGGTCTGTGTGTACCATATCTGCCTTTTCGCCATTCATCAACTTTGCAACTTGTTCTGAATCCGTACTATCTGCGCATAGTAATCTATGCTCTCCTATCTCTATTAAGTCGCCAAGTACAATGTCTGTTTTTATTTCGTCAGGCATTTCGTAGTCATCTTCCTCCGCTTCAAGTTCTTGCACCGCTAAATCAACAGGTAAATCTAAACCCCAATTTTCTAAATCTTCAATCTCAAATTCATTAGCCAAAGCATCCCAATCCCATTCCCCTGAACTTAGGTTGTCCTTTACTATGAACTCCCTCTGTTGTTCCTCTGTTAATGAACTCGCTTTGATTATGTAAACTTCTTTTAATCCAGCCTCTTTGCATGCCCTCAATCTTTGGTTGCCTCCGAGTACAATGTTATCGTCATTTACTATGATAGAACGAAGCTCAAGCATCCACGGCGATTCTTTAATTGACTTAACTAATTTTTTAAATTGAAAGTCTTTTATAACCCTTGGATTGTTTGGGTTATTTTTTACCTGAGATATTTTTACCTTTTCAATTTGCATTATTCGTAAGTTTCAAAAACCGTCTTCATCTTGTTATGGATTTCCCTGAGGCAACTTGCGCAGTTTGTTGCGTTTGTTTTTACTCTAAAGATACGGCTGTATATTTTTATCATTTGGTCTCTTTCGCTTGGACGGTAAGTTGTGGATCCTTTTGCAAACCATTCCTTTAACCATTTGTATTCGTCTTCCAGTAAGCAATCAGGCTGCTTCGTGTTTCTGAATAATTCGTTGAGCTTTTCCTTACGCTCAGTACAGCCGCAATCCTCTCCAAGAATAAACTTGGCCACCTTTGCAGCTCCTGTTTTTTCCAATACCTCCTCTACTATATCCCCGACTCCTTTTTTAGGTTGCTTTCTTGGCTTCCGTTTTTTTGTTGTTTTACTCATTTCCTAATTTTTTGAATATGATTATTTTATACTTGAAAATATTGAAGATGTACTTTACTTCGTATATCGGTTCTTTCATCTTCTTAATATTCTCCTTCTGCCTTTTCTCCCACTTATCTAAGTAACTTGCTTGTGACCAATCTTCTTTACTCATTTTTTTTAGTTGTATTCGTTTAAATGCACAAAAGCGATTCCATTACATCAATCTCCTTTTGCGTTTGTGTATCCGCTTTTAAGTTGCCTACAAGCTTGCTTTTTAATCTTCGTATTTCTTGCTTGATGTACTTGGTTCGATATGTTGTTTTGTCCTCTTGCTTCTGGACTATGTATCCGTGTTCCTCCAGCAACTTAATGCTCTCCTCAATCTTTGCTTGTTGCTCTCGGTAGTGATTGAATATTTGATTATCTATTGCCATCGTTTTTTATTTGTTTGTATATTCCTTTTTCTGTTTCGCTCAAAGATGCAAAGTTGTATATCTTATCCTCAAGCATTTCCTTTTCAGTTTTGTAGTACGGTTCGTCTTTATGCCCCAAAGCTGGAGCATAACGCAACCTGACTTTACGCCTAATGCTTTTGCTGTTTCCTATTTTTACCTCTTTATATTTCATTTAGTCGTAACCCTCCATCTCGTCTTTGTAATCTTCTCTCTTAGGATCCACAAGCTTACAAGTGTCAATTATTTTGCCGTTGCTCATCTCTATATAATCATAATACTTTTGCCTGAGTTTTTCTTGAATAATATTCTTAGAGCGTTTTATGCTGTAAAATATCGTCTTTGTGCTGATGTCGCTACCCTCAGATATTTGTCGCATTGTCAAAGTTCTATCTCTGTTTGAATCTTTTATGCCAGTATAAAGTTTGAAAAGCGCATTATCAAAGTATTGCCATTGGTTGACCTCTTTGAT